ACGTCGAATACGTTGTTAACAGTGCCGGTAGCTTGACTAGAAGTGTTGTACTTAACCTCCATCTCACCGAGTTTGACCGATTCGTATAGCCCCGTATCGCCGGTAGACCCTGTAATCGAATTCGTGTCATTAGCTAGTGCCCGTGCCAGTTCGTAAGTTGCGTACTTAATATCGTTCGGAATTGCCGTGCAGACAAGCTCTACACGGTCAACGTGATAGTTGTTGCGAGGCCAGCTCAGTGCTTGGTTGTCATCGCAACGATCACCGTAAAAATTCAACGTATCGATCCAGCGCGTTGCAGA